ACGTTAGAGATATTAGTAAAGTGTTTACAGAATATTCTCAAACATTTAGTTTACCAGCGAGTAAAACCAATAACAAAATATTTAAACACTTTTATAACAATGATATTCAGAATGGTTTTGATGCAAGAATAAGAGTTCCTGCTAATATAGAACTTAACTCTATACCTTTTAGGAATGGATATATTAAACTTGAAGGAGTTGACTTAAAGAACAATACTGCACATACATACAGAATAACTTTCTTTGGTAACACTATATCGTTAAAAAACTTTTTAGGAGATGACTTACTATCTTCTTTATCTTGGTTAGATAATTTTAGTAGAAAACCAAATGGTGATAATTTAAAAACAACTCAAGGCGATATAAAGGAATATTTAACAACATCTATAACTAAATCTGTTGATAGCGTTGATTATGTAGCTCCTATACAAGTTCCTTTAATAACACATACTCAAAGGCTTTTCTACAACTCTCATAGTTCTGCTAATGAAGATGATAATATAGCTTATACTAACGGAAATGTTCACGGAGTTAAATACAATGAGTTAAAATACGCTATAAAATTAAGTATTATAATAAAAGCTATAGAGGAGAAATATGGATTAACTTTTAGTGATGATTTCTTCAAAGGAGGAGATTCTTCTTTTGATAATTTATATATGTGGTTACATAGGTCTAAAGGAAAAGTAACAAGTGGAGAACAATTAAAAACATCTATTTATACTGTTAATGATTTTAGTGATTACAGTCTTTACAATGGTAGTTTTATGGAGGATAGTGTTCTTACACTTAATGATGGATATTACTTCAATAATCAAGTACTAAAATTAAGTCTTATCACTACAACTACAAATGTAGATTACTCTGTTACTGTATTTAGAGATGGTGTTTCTGTTTATAGTGCTTCAGGATTAACTGGTAGCACCACTAACGTAAGCATACCTGTATCTAATAACTCCTCATATACTATTCAGGTAAGTTCTGCTCAAGCTATTACGTTTGATAAAGCTGATTGGAGTTATACTTATTATGATAGTGATATAGATTCTTTTGTATGGGAAACATATACAAGTTCAAGTTTTACTATTCCTGTTTCAATTAATTTTAATATTACTCAGCAGATACCTAAAATGAAGGTATTAGATTTCTTAACATCATTATTTAAGATGTTTAATTTAGTCGCATATGTTCAAGGAAGTGAAATGGTTGTAAAAACATTAGATGACTTTTATGATAATCCATCAGCAGATTCACCTTACGACATAACTAAATATGTAGATGTTAATTCATCGCAAGTTAATTCAGCATTACCTTTTAGAGAGGTAGTTTATACTTATAAAGGTTTAGGAACTTTCTTGGCAAAGCAACACGAACAGTTATTTAACAAGGATTGGGGTAAGGAAGAGTATAAAGGCTCTGATGGTCTTATTTTATCTGAAGGTATATTTAAAAGTGAAATACCTTTTGAGCATATGAAATTTGAGAGATTAATAGATTTAAATACAAGTGAATTAACATATGTGCAATGGGGGTTTTGTGTTGATGATAATCAAGATAGTTACATTGGAAATCCTTTGATTTTTTATATGAATCGAGAAGTGCTTCCTCAAGGAAAACCTATATCTTTTGTCAATGAAGTTGGTACTGTAAATGAAGAAGATAATGTAGCTATAGACCACGTACCTATCACGTCTTATTATGTGCCATCTAATTCAGATTTTAAAGCTACTCAAGTAGAAGATAGACAATCTATAAACTTCAGTGCTGAAAAAGATGAATGGGATTTAGTTACTACAAGGGAAAGTTTGTTTAACAGTTATCATAGAAACTATATTTCAAATGTTTTTAATGAGTCTAATAGATTAAAGAAGATAAGTGCTTATTTGCCATTAAGAATATTGTATAAATACACATTAGCAGATAGATTTGTTTATTTAGGTAAAAGTTATAAAATTAACTCTATAGAGACAGATTTCTATACAGGTAAATCAGATATAGAATTAATTAATGATTATGTTAATATACCTATTGATTACGAAGCACCAACTGCTCCAAGTAATTTAACAGATATAGCTAAAACAGAAACAACAATAACTATACAATGGACTGCATCAACAGATAATATTGGTGTTGTAGGTTATAATATAGAGTTAAATCAAGGAGAGCAAATAATAAGTATAGGTAATGTAACAAGTTATCAGATAACAGGCTTAAACGGACTTACAACATACAGAATAGCGTTATCAGCATTTGATGCGTCAGGAAATGAATCAAACATCTCAAATGTAATAGATGTAGAAACAACTCAAGGATGATAAGACAAACATTAGAATTACTAAGAAATAACGAGTGGTTAATTGAAGACAAGGATGTCAATATAGCTAAAGGACTATATGAAATGCCTTCAAGTTTTAGAGAGTTAAAAACAAGTATAAAAAGAAAAAAACTAACAAATGGCAGATAACAACGAAGAGATATTACTAAAGTTAAAAATACAAACTGATAAAGCTAATGCTGCTCTAAAAAAAACTGATGCAGCCATAAAGAAAACTGTACAATCTTTTAAGAAATTAGAAAAAGGAAGTATAGAATATCAACAGACTCAAGCCAAGTTAGCTGGTCTTCAGGCTAATTATGCAGAGCAGTCTTTAAAGTACAATAAGGCATTAGAGGCTCAGATAGGTAATAAAAACAAAGGATTAACTGGTGTTAGCGATGCTACAGGTGCAGCCACTTCAGCAACTCTTGAATTAGGTAGAGCCATATCTGATGCACCTTATGGTATTCGAGGAGTTGCTAATAATATATCTCAATTAGCTTCTCAGTTTAGCTTTATGAGTAATAAGGTTGACGAGACTACAGGTAAGGTTGTTGGTTTTAATGGTGCTTTAAAGCAGTTTGGTCAAGCAATTAAAGCTAACGCAATATTGTTACTTATTCAGGCAGTCATATCTGCTATGGATTATTTCGCTAATAAAGTTAGTGATGCTGACAAGGCTCTTAAAAAATTATCTGAATCAACTGTAAGTGAAACTATAACAGAGCTTACATTATTAAAAAGAGCTTTAGAAGATAGTTCAAAGCCTTTAGAGGAAAAACAAAAGCTAATTAAAGGTGCGAGAGAGGAATACGAAGACTTTAATGATGCTATAAAAGAAACCCCTGATGATATTGCAGCAGCTATAACTGCTCTTGGTTTACTAACACAAAAATACAAGGATTTTGCAAGAGCTAAAGCTTTAACAGAATTAGTTACAGATTCTATGAAAGACCAAGCTAAAACATTAGCTTCTTATAGTGGGGATTGGACTGATATGTTTAATAGTTTTGATGCTTTTGGACTAACAGTAGGAACTCTTCTATCTGGTAGAGGTATTACAGGTATAAGTCAAGCTATGACCAATGAACTTAGTGAATCTTCTGATGCTATAAAGACATTTGAAGAAATGCTTAATCAGCCAACAAAAAGCGACCCTACTAAAACTTACTTAGAGCTTATTTATGGAAGCAAAGGTAAACGAAAAGAAATAAAGACTGCAAAAATATCTCCATTTAAAACAAAAGAAGCACTTGATTTAGATGTTGAAAACAATTTAACTGCTATACAAAAACTACAAAGACAAACAGAATTAATAAATTTAAAAACAGAAGAGCAAAACTATATAAATTCTGTTGAATCGGAAGAAGATAAGTTGGCTTATAAAGAGTTTTACGCAAGTAAAAGACTTGAAATAGAGTTAGATTATGAGTTAAAAGCTATTGATGCTAAAGAAGAGGCTGAAAAAACAAGTGTGCGTAAAAAAGCAACAAGAAGAATAAAAGAATTAGAAGATGATTTAGCTAAACATAAAAAGAACTTAGAAGACAAAGGTATTGCAGATACCGATGCTGGTAAAGAATCTATGGCTAAAGCAAAAAAAGAGGTTGATGAGAAAATAGCTTTAACAAAAACTGAAGCAGAAAGAACTGTTCAACAAATAACTGAGAAATACGCTACACTATTTCCTTTTTGGACTCAAATGGCTGATGCAAGAAGAAATGCTTTAGGTGTAGAGTCAGAAGACGAAGATGTTAAAGAGATAGATAAAATTTCTGAATTTATAAATAATTACAAAACATTAATGTCAGGACTAACCGATTTTATAGATGGGGAGTTTGAAAGAGAATTAACTATAGAACAAAATAGAACTAATGTTCTAAATAAGCAATTAAATGATAGGTTGCTTAACGAGAGGTTATCAGCAGACCAAAGAAAAAGTATTCAAAATGAAATAGCTCAGAATGACGAGAATCTAAGAATAAAGCAAGACGCAATAGCAAAAAAGAAGTTTAAAACTGCAAAAGCATTTGCAATATCTATGGCAGTAGCTGACACTTACTTAGCAGGGGTTAAAGTATTAGCAGACCCTTCTTTCGTAGGAAGACCTTTTGCGAGAGGTATAGCTATGGCAGCTACAATAGCAAGTGGTTTAGCTTCTGTTGCAGCAATATCAAGACAGAAATTTCAATCAACATCAGCAGCAACACCTGTTAATGTTGGTGGTGGTGGAGCAAGTGGAGAAACATCTGAACGAGCAGAACCTTCGTTTAACATAGTAGGTAGGTCTAACGACAACTTACTTATAAACGCTATACAAGCACAATTCGGTAAGCCGTTAAAAGCATACGTAGTATCAAGAGATGTTACTACCCAACAACAGTTAGATGGTATGATTGTAGGTCAAGCAGGTACTTAAAATAAAACAAAATAAAACAAAATAAGTTAACATAATATAAATAAGTTAAATATGGAAGGATTAGATACAATAGAATTATTTATAGACGAATCAAAAGAGGAAGATGGAATTGAAGCTATATCTTTAGTTGAGTTTCCTGCTATAGAAGAGAACTTTGTAGCTTTAAGCAAACATAAAGTAGAGTTCAAAACTATTGATTCAGAAAAGAGAATAATCGTTGGTTTAGCATTAGTGCCAAATAAGCTAATATACAGACGTAAGGGAAACTATGAGTATAACATAACGTTCTCTACCGAAACAGTAAGAAAAGCGTCTGAACTATACTTAAAACGTCTTAAAAACAATAATACAACATTAGAACACGCTGAATTTACAGGAGGTGTGTCTGTTATAGAGTCTTGGATAGTAGAAGACCCAGAGAAAGACAAAACTGCTTTATATGGATTAAACGCAGTAAAAGGTGCTTGGGCAGTTACTATGAAGATAGATAATGATGAGGTATGGGAAGATGTTAAGCAAGGTAAATACTTAGGATTAAGTATCGAAGGTATGTTTAGCGATAACGTAGAAGATATTGAAGAGGTTGAAGCAAGTAGTGTATTAGAAGAGATAAAGAAACTATTAACTGAAGATGTAGAATTAAAGTCTTATAGTGATTATCCACAAGGTGCAACTAACAATGCTAAGAGAGCATTAAAGTATAAGAAAGAGAACGGAAGTTCTTGCGGTACAAGTGTTGGATGGACAAGAGCAAGTCAATTAGCCAACAGAGAGCCTTTAAGTAGAGATACTATTGCAAGAATGGCATCATTCAAAAGACATCAGCAACATAAAGACGTACCTTATTCAGAAGGATGTGGCGGTATTATGTGGGATGCTTGGGGTGGTTCAGCAGGTGTTAATTGGGCAATCAGTAAACTAAAAAAGATAGACAATGAGAGCTAAATACTGCAAGTGTAAGAATACTTACTCCATAGAATGTGATAAGTACTCAAAGAAAAGAAAGTGCAATGCAGATGAGTATTGGAAGCAAGGTATAGGCTCAATTCACAAGCAAGAAGAGGAGTAAAAATAAGACAGTAAATTTTTAAATAGTTATATTAATATAAATCAATAAGTATGAAAGCGACAGAAATCCTTAATAATGTCAAGGAACTTTTAAATCTTTCTAAGGAAGAGTTGAAAGCAGAAGACATTGCAGTTGAAGAGTCAGTAGAATTATCTACAGAGGAAGTAACTGAAGAAGTAAAAGAGGAAGTGGAAGAGGTTGTACTTGCTGAAGAGCCTAAAGAAGAGGTTGTAATCGAGGAGGAAGTTGAAGCACCTGCTATGAGTTACGCTACTTCTGATGAGTTAGCAGCAGTAAAATCAGAGCTACTTTCTATGATTAAAGCATTAATCGAAGATAAGCCAATGGGAGAAGCTAAAGAAGTTCCTGAAGAGTTATCTAAACAAGAAGAGGTTGAACTATCTGAAAATGTAGAAGAAGTTGTACATTCTCCAGAAGCTGAAATCGAAAAGAAAAAGAATTTATTATCAAACCTAAACAAATCTATGACTACTGAACAAAGAGTTAATAGAATGTTATTTAATTAAAATTAGACAAAATGGCTACTACTACAAGTATTACTACAACTTACGCTGGAGAATCAGCAGGGAAATATATTTCTGCTGCTTTACTTTCAGGTAACACTATTGCAAATGGTGGACTAACTATCCGACCAAACGTAAAGTTCAAAGAGGTTGTTAAAAGATTGGAATTAGATGGTATCACTAAGAATGGTACTTGTGACTTCAATGACACTTCAACTTTGACTTTAACTGAAAGAATCCTTGAACCAAAGGAATTACAAGTTAACTTAGAATTATGTAAGAAAGATTTCCGTTCAGATTGGGATGCAATCCAAATGGGATATTCTGCATTTGATAACTTACCATCTTCTTTCCAAGACTACTTAATCTCTTATGTTGCTGCTAAAGTAGCACAAAAGAATGAGCAGAACATATGGGCAGGAGCAGATGGAGAAGGTTCATTTGACGGATTCTCTACTCTATTAGCTGCTGATGGTGATTTACCTACTGCACAACAAATTGCTGGAACTACTGTAACTGCTGGTAACGTAGTAGATGAGTTAGGAAAAGTTGTTGACCAAATCCCTGCTGCTTTATATGGTAGAGATGATTTATTCATCTATGTTTCTCAAAACATCTTTAGAGCATACAAGAGAGCATTAGGAGGATTCCAAGCTAACGGTGAAGGTGCTGCTGGTGTAGGTTCTCAAGGAAACAACCAAGACATCAACATTTTATACTTTGATGGTGTAAAAATCTTTATGGCTAACGGATTAGCAGCAAATACTGCCGTAGCAACTACTAAAGATAACTTACAATTTGGAACTGGTTTATTATCAGACCACCAAGAAGTAAAAGTTTTAGATATGGCTGACTTAGATGGTTCTCAAAACGTAAGAATCATTATGCGATTTACCGCAGGAGTACAATACGGAGTTGTTGAAGACATCGTAACTTACGGAATCTAAGATTCAAATAAATAAACAAAAAGAGGGGTAGGTAATTACTATCTATCCCTTTTTTTATAACTAATAAATAAAAAATAAATATTATGGCTTGTGATATTACTTTAGGTAGAACAGAACCTTGTAAAGATAGTGTTGGAGGAATCAATGCTGTTTATTTTGTAAATTTTGGAGATATAACCAGTATAGATTACGATAGTGTAGATACAGATGTAATTGATTCTGTTGGCGGTTCTCCAAGTGCTTACAAATACGAGGTTAGAGGAAACTCTACCTATACAGAAAACATTCAATCAAGTAGAGAGAATGGAACTACTGCTTTTGAGCAAGT